CGACGTTAGGTCCTTTCCAACACATTTTGGGGAAGGCTCCACCTGCCCTTGGTGAAAGCGTCACAGGTCGACCAGTGGGAACGCCATTCGAATTCACTTTGATAATGGTACACATCACAATACTGGCGGAAGATCTCACCCCACAATTTTCCATGAGGGCTACGTTCGATCAATTCCAACACGGGTCCAGCAAGCGGTCCACTAACATAAGAATCCAAATAATTTTCCACGTTGATCTGTTCCTCGGGAGTTATTCCGAAGACTCTGTGCATGAGCAAGCGGGTGTTTGTAGGGATGGGCAGATCAGGGACACCAACAATCGAGTGGCGCTCGATTGCTGCTCGAAGTTTGTCCCTGTCCCATTGACACATCCCCCTGTCGTTCTCAACAAAATGACGAATGTCAAAGCTGCGAGTAATTCGCAAGCCAGCTTTCGCCAATGAAGCCAATATCGGGCAACCCGGAAATTGGTGAGCATACGACAGGCTTTTACATCTGAGCAATTTCATTCTGGTTCGGAAATTGCTGCGACAGTAGAATTTTCCGGCCCAACCAAAAGTCACCAGTGCATCCACGGGGTCTGTAATGTTGATTAGATCATTTCGATCAAAGATCAATCCACAAAACGACGCCTCAGAAAGATCATCTGTATTGTCCATTTTGATTGTAAATCCGTACTCTTTGTACATTTCTACTGTAGGGCATCTCCCTGCGAGATGACTAAACAGGGAGTCGTCGCCTTCCACAACAGCCTTAACTTCTTTGACTCCTATCTTCGAAAAGAGGAAGTTCAACATGATCAAGTTTGTGATTCCATTCCCCAACGAGGTGTTCATTTCACCAGACATCCTCGTTGCATTGAGCAGAACATGAAAATTCTTGAAGACGCAGACATTATCGCCTGCTAACACATTGTCCAGGAGTCTTGAAAACTCCTGATGACACGCATGGGCTTTTGTCATGTAACGATACACAACAAACTCCACATTTTGCATCAGATCAGCAACAAAGTGCGATTCAAACGCAGTGTAATCGGCCGCCCCATAACGGGCACCTTCGACTTCAAGAAGGTCTCTAATGTACTTGGGCCTGTCCGCAATCGGGATTTTCTTGATGAACGCAGGATGTTTGAAGATCTCGCGTTCAATTGCTCTGAAAATCGGTCCAACCTCAACTTTGAATCGGTCGGTTCTACTATAAATGCCCCTAGAATGCTTTATTTCGGGGTAAAACTCATCCTTTACGAAGGCTTTGACTTTACAGTCTTTCCATCCTAAAGGCTTCATGTTATTATAGATTTTGCGGAGCTCGTCTTTGCGCCACTTCGGATAGGGGCAAGACTGGAGCCAGGGCTCAACACCGAGATCTTGATCTGGGCTGAGTGGGACGAAATGCTTCTTGCAAAACTTCAACGTAAAACGTCGGAGTTCTCGGAGCCTCGCGCGGGTTAGAAGCGGTGTTTTGCAACCCACGCGGTTCTGGACACCAGCAAGTGTGGTTCTACTATCTGAGGGATCAGGCTTGAACTGAACATAACCTTCCGCAGCTAGAGGCAATTGGACTGCCACGGGAGGCCTCCTGTCTTTCTGAGAATTCTTAACACAAAGGACTTTGTATTTCTTCGTCTCCTTAAGATCAGGGTGAGGGCCTAGTTCATTAAACCTTATTCCCTTCAGAAGAGTCACCGGCACTTTGAGACGCTGGTGCCCTATTGAGGGGCTCCGGCTAGTCTCGCTCGCCGTGAAAAATCTTTGTAGACGGCGAACGCAAGAAGCGAGGACTGGGCGGTTTGAGTGTGTTGAATGTCAGCAACACGATTCGAGTTGAGGGATTGCAGCCTAGACGGCTGCTTCGTGAAGAAATTGAGGGCAGTCTGGTCATCAGGAAAGAATAAATTCACCCCTGACGCCATCTGAATGGCTAACTCAATGTTTGGGCGTAACTGCTCACGAACAACTTCACAGAACCAAAACTTCCCAACAAACCCGAAATCCAAATGGACCGAACTGACATGCTCCACCCTCGAAGCCACCCTCGGAACTTTGATATCACACAACGAATTGCTCTGCGGGCGCTGATCGACATAATCGTCATGCCTGACTTTAACCAACTCGTAGGTGTGGTTAACAACAAAAAATCTCCTATAGTTCGAAAAGAACAAAAACAAAATCGGTGCTATAAACCATGGAGACAACCACACATAAATCCAGATGATTTGCAATATCGGAAACCACCTTTCAATCTGAACTACAATTTGCACAAAAATGATCGCGTAGCTCAGTCTTTTCGACAATCTGAAGAACAGCTTGAATCCCTGTTCATCATTAGAAACAAAGCGCCACAGGCCTTCAAAAATGTAAACGTGGCGGAGAATGTTAGCCTTGGCAAGTGCTGCAAGTTCATCAACACGAGCCCAGACGAACTCCAAAGCTTCCAAATACGGACGACCATCAACTTGAAGAAAGTTGGCGTAGTACGCAATGATGAATTCAATGACCCATGCGAAGGGTAAAGCCATCGAATATAGAAACAAAACTTGGACCCACAACCACACTGAATAGCTTAACAAAAAGCCAACGTCGGTTGCTATACGCCCAAACCTAAGAACGGCTCCAGAAATCAATCTGAAGTCTTCCGCTGGCATGTCGTATTCCCATCTCATGCCGATCAGCTTATGAGACTGGTTATCGGGTCTGACCGGCTCAACCGGCTCTTCTTCAGCAAGGGAGTCACCCTCGTCGACACAAGTTTCTTTATCCTCGGGTGTGTTTTCCCGAGTTGCGACGACTTCTGAAGTCGGACCGCACACCTCATTCATCTCCCCAATCACCTGTCGAAGGGCATCATTTTCACCCTTCATCTTTTGAAGTTCGTCCACAAAACCAGCATGCACAAAATCTCGTTTCCGAGAATCCCGAGTTCCTCTGAGCTGCGGGCACTGAGCTTTCTTATGAGAACTTGAACCGCACGAGAAGCAGGTCCTGAGAGATAAACCCCTCCGGTCGGGCATTTGACCCGAAGTAGCAGTCTTCCTTGGACCGACTGATACAGAATCAGGGGGGCATGATAAATTGAGATTCCGTGCATGTTTACCATTTTTAGAAGGTCCTCGTTCCTTTCTTGGCACGGATTTAATTTCACGGGCGCGACGCCCAGTTCGAGTGGGGTTTTTAGCCACAAAACCGTGACTACCTTGCTCATGTCTTGAACCAAGAGCCTTCCCACTTGGTGGACTGTTTGTGGAGTTGGGACTTTTTCTCCCAACTTTGTCATCCAAAACGCCAGCAGATCCAGATTGACCGACAAAATCGCTGGAAGTTCTGCGGCCATGGTCGTGTTTTTGCACAGCTTCATCTTTTTCTGACTTGTTCGAATGAGCCTCCTCAAAAGGTACCTCATTGACGAACTCCTCATTAACAAATTTTTCCAAGGCGCTCGGGTGTGAACCTGAGCAGCAATTCGTATCTCTGTATAAATCGTTTTCCATGTTGGCCGTAGCTTTTTCTGTTTTCCCTGTTTTACTGTGGTCAGGGTCCACGGGGGGTCGCGGCAACCGCTCTTGGTACAACGTGAACGACTTGGCAGGTCTTGGTTAACTCTATTACGCCTCTATCTTCTAGAGATCGACACCGTAGGTGTTCACCACACGCTTAGGCCTCAGGCCCATAATGCGACTTGCGCATTCCGCACCACACCAGAGGAGCCATGCATTACCCACAGCATGTACTTACCTCCGCAAACTTTCGTCTACGCCCACGATCGGGTGGCCTCATCAATCGAGAC